TTATAAGTTAGACTATTTTCTTCACCCTTTTTAATGAAATACAATCTACCCGGTAAGCTAGATGTTTTAGATCCTTCAGCGTGAACAAATCCTCTGTAAAGATTTCCGTTTTTAGTAATTTTTATAGAACTACCAAGTTTAAAGTTTGCCTGTTTTTCAGGAACTGTGTAACTAGCTATACGATCGTATCTACCCGGTGCAGCTTTAGAATATATAGTATAAAGACCTTCATTAGCTAGTCCGCTTGAAGTTCCCGTTGTTTCAGCTGGAATCTGATATACTTGTGTCCATTCGTTGTTAACTGCACTTGGAGAATTTGCAAGTCGAGGTATCCCTGACACAGTTGCAGTTGTATAAAACCAATATTCTATATCTAATAAACTAGATGATAGTGTTAGTGGTATAGTTGTTGGAGCTTCAAACACTAAAAGTTTGCCAATACCTTCGCTAGGTAAACCTAAGCTAACATATTGTATCTGTCCCATTGTTCTGTTGGCTTGATAAGTTGGACTAGGATCTCCAGGAATTAGGTTAAATCTAATTTCAGCATTTTGTCCATACACATCGCCTTCAGACCAAGTGCCTGTTAAACTCTTAATGAATACAGTTACATTAAGGCCTTTTCGTTGGTAGAATGCAACTACGCCAGTAGCGCCGGTTGTTAAGTCTGCTACAGTCTGTCCTACTTTAGGTTCAAATGGATTGCCAGCAGCATCAAACTTTGTGTAGTTGAAGTTTATATAACCGTCCCATACATCATAAATTATCTGAGTAGCATTAGTAGTTGATGTTGATAATCCAATAGCTGTCAGGTCTCTAATAATACTAGTACCGTATTGAGGTAGTTGATTAACATATAACTCAATATTGTATCCTTGAACAAATGCATCACTGATTGCTTTAGGAGCTCTAACTACATACAAGTTACTTAAGAACGGCGAGGTAGAACCATATGCACCTGGTAAACCTTGATAACTTAATTTTTGTATATAAGCATTATATGTATTTTGACTGCTAGTTGTAGCAGTGTTATAATCTAATGAATTATAGAATACTGTAGAAGCGTGTGCTATATCTGTAATAACATCGTAAAATACTAAACCTCTACCTTGATCTGTATTTTCAGTAATAGCCGTTGGTGTATAACTAGGAGTATCAATATACCAGAAGCCGCCCAGTTGTGTGCTAGTATCAATACTATCACTCGGACCTTGTAAAATATACTCACCAATAAAGTCACCGTCGTTACGGAATAAACTATCAGTACTGCTAAATGTACCATTAACGCCTGTTAAGTACATTACTACTTCCGCACCTACATTAAAAATATAATCAACTGTTCCAAGAGCAGTTTGAGTTTGCAGTATGTCGCCTAATTCTGGTTGAACAGTTGACGATCTAACATATAACACTACATCAATTTTCTTTTGAATTGTGTGAGTTTGTTCTATAAATGCTGCATCAATCACTGCAAACGATCCGTTAAACGGTGAACGAGATGCAAGTGCTGCTAATCCTTGATTAGAGTATGTTGTTTGATTCCAGGCAAGTTTAATTTGATTGCCTACTCCGCTACCGTCATACTGCGCTAAGGGTGCTCTAATTAATAGATGTGTTACTGGCTGGTTTAAAAATGCTAAGGATGCTTCATTAGGATCTATTGCATAATTTCCAACAAGTAATGTTGGTATAGATTCTGTACTAGTATTTTCTATATTTAATACATCAACAATATATGTTATAGAATTAAAACTATTAAACTGAATACTTGCTTCTTCACCTTCTATATCAACTAATGATTTCCATAATTGTTGATCTTTAGCAACAATTGAACCTTTGCCGTAATCACTGCCAGGAACAAACGTACCGGCATATTTTGTTTTAACATTTGACGCATTTGGTGATCCAACAATTACATATGCTCCGTCTGGACTAACTGCAACTGCCGCGCCAAATTGTTCTAAATCATTACCAAACTTAAAGGGTTCGATAACTTGTGTTTGTACAAAGTTTATTGAATCAGTGGCACGAGAATAAACATAAACTTTTCCGTCGCCCTGGTCTGGGGCTCCGACAATCAGTGTGGTATTTCTATCATCAACACTCATCGCAGTACCAAATGATACATCTGACGATGTTGATGGTTTTGTTAATCTTAATTGCTCTGTAAATAAGTTTTCATTCTTAAGTACTGACCATTTACCTAGACCACTAACATTATCAATCCATAGATAATCATTGGTGTCAAGATTTTGTTGTAATATAGTATTTGCTGAGGAAATATTAGCAGCACGCACTTTTAAGAAACGTGTAATAGAACCTACACATTTAGTAATTTCTGTTTGTACAGTGGGTGTGAGCAAAGTAATAACATTTTTATCTACAGCAGATACAACATAGAAGCCATCTAAATCAAATTTTTCTGTAGTTGATGCTGCTATAGAATCCTCAGCAATATATTCTACATAGTTACTAAAACTATGTAATCCAATTACATCATCAACTTCAATGTCAGTAACGTTAGTTGTAAGCGTTAGAGTAAACGAAGTAGTTCCAGCTGAAACTGCTTCAACTTCATAATCAGTGTCAACATGTTTATATACACCCCAATCAAGATTATCATTTCCAACCCAGATATAATCAGTTATTTTAACATCTACAAAATTAAAATCAGCAATATTAGCATAACTTGTTGCAATACCACGAACATCTTCAGGATTTACATATCCTGCATTTTTTACATAACTTGTATCTACATACTTTTCAGGGAAAGGTTTATGGTTGTAGTTAGGAGTTTTTTGGTAAACTTCATAAGGGAGTATTCTGTAGACTAGATCAGTTTCTGTTCCGGTTGTACTTGTTACTAAGTCAATTGGCTGAGGAGTTAATCTAAATTTACTTTCATCAAGTAATAATTCATATTCTTCAAACCCATCACTTGCGCCGTATTGGCCGTCACGGATTGCCCATTCTTCGTAAAACTCTAAACTATCTTTATCAGCACTACTCAATACATCAAATAGTTTTGTTAATGCATTTTTAGTACCTTTGTCCTGTATCATACCTTGATAAAATTTATACTGACTCACATCATCATTAATAATATTTTCAAGGTATTGACGTTTCTGATAACCGATTAAGTGTTGCGCCATGCGCTGTTGCTCAGTATCAAAATTGTCTGAATCTAAGTCATAAAAATCTGCAAACTGATTAGTTTTGTATTCAAAGTTTGCATATAGTCCTGCTTCGGGTTTTTCGTTTAAGCGATTCCAGTCATTTGCATCAAAAGATTCTGCCCCAGATAATTTAGTAGATGCACTGTAGTAAAACTCTTTATATTTTACAATACTACCAATTGCATAATCCGTCCAAGACTCCCAAGTTGTTGCCTTAGCATCATCATATATAAATCCGGGAATATTTAAACTGCCGTCCCATTCTTGAGTAACATATCCAAGAACTTTAATTCTTTCCTGTCTGTAACCCGGTTGTGTATCATAAATGATATCACCAAATACAGTCTTATTATCAATCAATAACACATGCTCTTTTTGTACAAGAGGAAGTTTAACAGCAAACACACCGTCGGCGGTATTTCTTGGACGAATAATAAACTCGTTAGGCGAACGTCCTAATGTTGAAAATTCCTGTACTAATTTTGTACCGTCTGATTGAAGCAAACTGTATCCGTAGAAACTATCAAAGATATTATCTACCATTGAATACTCTGATACAAATTTTAATTGTGTAGCTGCTGGGCTTAATGTAATAACACTGCCTTCGCCCCAGTTTTGTGTAGTCCAGAATAAGAATTCATTTACACTGTGGCGCCAGTTTAATACAACCTTTGCATCGCCTTCGTAGTAATCAAATACAAATCCTTGGTCCATTAAGTACTCACCGTAGCCTAATAGAAAGTTGACTACGTCTTGGATAGTAACAAATAATTGTCCGTAATCTGCTTCAAGAACAATATTTTTATTAAACTTTCTTCTTACAAATGCAGTTCTGCCGCCAATTAACGGTAGCGCAGGTAGTTTAACAAGATTAGTTGTATCAAAATCTGTACTGCTTATAAAGTTAGATTTTACTCTATAATATGCACCCTGGTATTCAATATTTTGTCCGGCAACATATTGTTTGCCGCTATCCCATATTAAGTAACTTTCACTAATTCCGCCAATGTTAATACTAGGATCTGATTGTGTAGATATTGCTGCATAATAATTAAAAGATGCAATTTCAGTATCATACCCTTTAATCACGTAGCCGTCACTTCTGCGCTCTACAATGACACCACTGTAAGAAACAGTTTTAATAGGAGTACTTGTGTTTAAGAATATTTTATAGTTTTCATCTGGAACAAATACATTGCCCTCATTTAACGGTGTGCGACTATCTAATATTAATCTAAACTTGTCCTTATCAGTAAATCCTGCTAGCTTGTATCCTAACTGATTTTTAATAGTTCTAATGTTTGATTTGTAGGCAGTGTACGATGTTGTTATATCAGCTGCCATATAATTTGCAATATAGTTTACAACACCACTAGTATAAACTTGAACTGTGTCTTCATATGTATTTGGAAATACAATATCAGATAATTTTATTCTAGTATTTGTTTTAGCATATATTAAATCGCCTGAAATGTTTCTTACTTGATTAATTCTATCAAACCCAGTAGCAAATAGCATATGTGGTTTGTTAATTGCAAATGCGGTAATAACACTAAACGGATATTGGCTACTTGCTCTCCAGGCACTTTCAATAGGGGCGCCATCGCCGAATACAAAACTTTCATCTAACAATTGGTTATCAAAATAATTGATATAGCCTGACTCAATAGGAGATAATAAATTACCTTCACTATTAACCGGCAAGTGGTTAGTTAACCCTGGGCGTTTATAATTATTAAGTATTTTATATTTTACGCCAGGTTGTCTTACAATACCTGCTTCGATATCTTGCCATAAAAGCAAGTTCTCTTTGGTGTAGGGAGCAGGGCCGTACTGTGTTTCCCACCACGTAGGCATAACTGTAAACCCAAGCATTTCCCAAGGGTGTGTATGCGGGCGATCAGTATCGTAGGCTTGCTGGTAAATCTGTCTCCAGAAGCCCGGTAATACCGCACCAGTAGGACCAGTACTACCTGCGTAGTTAAATGTAAACGAGTTAGCTCTATCAAAGAAATTATGTAATGTGTAATCTTGGTCAATTAGTTTTGTCCACTGCAAAAAGTCAGCTAGTATTACTCTATCAATTTGACGTTTACTAACTGCTGTATTTCTGTAGTCACCGCCGATAAGACTATGTATGTTTAAGAAATTAGTATCGTATCCTACTTTAATGTTATTAAAAATTCTTTTTTCAAGTTCTAGTAATAAGTCATCTCTATAATCATCAAACGCTGCAATCTTACTACCGTCGTGTCCTTGAATAATATATCTCGGAGTTTGATAGGTATCGTCTAAGTATTTTGCAGGCTCGTATGAAGGATACAGGCCTAGCTTGCTTGGCGTAGGTGGAACGTAACTGCCGTTAGTAGTTTCATATTCATATATATCAACTATATCATCAGGCTGTTTAGCCGCTGTAATTAAAACATAACCTTCAGTGTTAAACGTATAATCTCTACCTTGAACTAATTGTACTTCATTTAAGTATACTTGCACTGCTATTCTTGAAGGTGTACTTAATGAAAATGCTGTTGACAACGGGTAATACAATTCGTCGGCATCAATTACGGCAGTAGTTAGTTTCTTAGTTGCACCGGTAGGAATCATGTCACTAAAGAAAAACGGTTGTGTAGAAGTTTTATCTTTATTAATTTCTGTTAGAATTGCATCTACATGTGATTTAATAGTACCGCTAAAACTTATATCTTCTGCTGTCTGTAAGAATAATCTTTTAAAAGTTGAGTATTGCAGCATTGCAAACTTTAAACTTTTTACAACATTTGCATCGTTATCTAACATATGATACATTGCAAGATTCATTGGTGAACTATGTTGTACAAATCTACGACCTAGTTCTGTTACATTTCCAATATCTCTTAAATTACTTGTACCCGGATATGTTCCTACAAATTCATCATTTTGTTCTACAATAGTAGCAACGTGATCATTTACTTCGCCAAGCGTAAATTCTGTAATATTTTCATTTCCAGGATTTCTTTCTAAGGAAGCTGGAATTTCATAATACCCGTTTGCATTTTTTGTAGCTGCACTACGTGCCTTAATAAGAACTACGTCATTTAAAGTTAATGAATTTATAAATGTTACTATTGCATTATTATTAACATTAGTAGTAATAGTATAATCTGTACCTTCAAATTGTAATTTATTGTTTAAATATACTCTTGTCCAAAGATCAGTTAATAGGCCACTATTGTCATACATGTCAATAATAAACCCAACACTAGTATTGTCAAATATATATTGTCTAATTACTAGTTGTTCGCTAAGTACATTAATTTTTTTCCAACCTGATAAGGTAATATATGTATCTAATGCAGAATATTTTCTTAAAAATCCAATATCAGTATTTTTAGTAAAAGCGTTATTTACAGATGTGTAGGTAAACGAATCAAATAATAAATTAAAATCAAAAACAATGTCACCGACATTATTAATACTTCTATAAGAAAGTGGAAACTTTAACTCGTCATCAGGTGTGCCATTTCCTACTCGATAACTAAACAGTTTGTTCCCTGCAAATGTTGAAGACGGGTATACAGTTGTGTCTGCATAAGATTTACCGTTAATATCAAAAATATCAAATAACGGAGGCTGATTAGCTTGTGTTTTATCTTGTGTAAGTTTCCACTCTATACCAGTATAATACAACATCTTACCTTTGTAAGTTGTGCCATTTAATACTAACACAACTTCATTAGTTTGTGGAACTGAATCAGTTTCTGGAATTAATGTGATTTGCCTGTTAGTTGCGGCACCACTTGCAAAGTTAATAAATTGAACTTTAAAAATTCGACCAGATACTAATATATCAGTGTCTGCTGTAAACATAATACGCATGCCGTCGGCAAGATCAATGCCATCAACGTTGTATCCTGGCGATCCTTCAATAGTTGAAAATGCATCTATCGTAAAATCATCAACTAAATTAACATCTGTTTTAGCAACAGTACCAAATTGATTTAATTTTAGATCTGCTTCAAATTCAATAATAGGACGTTTAGCACGTTGTAACTGATCTACATCAACAATTTGTCCATTTGCTGTTGCTGCTGTTTCAATAACACTTTTATGAAACCAACGGTTATAACGACTCCACAAGTTGCCGTCGATACTTGCACGATTGATTACGATGTAATCTTTATCTTCTGGATAGCCAATTGCTACGCTGTAAGGAAGTCTATCAAATCCTTGTGCATCAAATTCTACATCAATATTAGCAGTAAATGCTGTTGGAACATTTAAACTTGTTTCTGCAATAAGATTAATACGACTACCAACACCTTCAACATAAAATGTAACGTTTGCATAAGCAGCGGGTTCTACTTCGCCGGTAAACTCAATTTTCATTCCGTTTGATAGTTCTATACCATTACTACTTTTATAGAAACGCTTACCGACTACTTCTTTTTCAACATCAATAAAAGTTGCTTCGCTAATGTCTTTAACAATAATAGTACCACTTGCTTCTAGGTCGTTTGCTGCTACATAGTATAATACTTCAGGGGTATCTGTACCTAATTGTAATGTACTAATACCTTTTTCTAGTCCCTGTACACTAACACCTTCAAGCACTAGAATACTTGAACTATCTAACTCAAATCCGTCTTCAAGTGTTCTCTTTGTCTTAATTGTAAATGGTAAGTTTGGAGTATCAATATCAAACTTGTAGGTAATTCCTCTATAAAGAGTAATTGTAGGGTTTTGTGTTAATCCGTCTGGACTGAATACATAAGTGTTATTATCAACATTATCACCGATGCGAACAGTGTAAGTACTTTCAACATCAACTGTATTCCCTGCAATTCCAATTGTCTGCGGACCTAAAGGTAACCAGTAGTATTCACGAAAGTTACTAAACTTATCCCAATCAATACTAGGATTCCATGCATATTGTTCTTGCTGGTTGAACACACTATGATTGTCGTTAGATTTATTAAAATTGTTTAACTGATTAACAAAGTCGTTATAGTCTTTGTAAAAAGTAACATTATCTAAATTGTCTTTGATAACTGCCGCTGGTTCTAATTGATAGTTAAACCTATCAGCTGATACATCACCGATATAATTGTCACTCGCAGTAAATGCTCTAGCAGTTTCTCTACCAATATATCCGTTGAGTTTTTGAACTACGCCTGGCTGTATTAATTGGTCTAATGTACTATTTAAAAACTTCTTGTTTGGAATTGTTCTAAAAAATCTTGGAAGGAAAGATTCACTGCTGCGTTTGTTAGTGCCGTCTGCTGGCAACGCTGATTCATTTTGGTCGTTATCGTAAGACATTATTAATAAGGCCCTCCAGTTATAGATAATCCACTGCTTGTTAAACCTGTGTTAACTGTTGTTGCATTTGTAGTAATAGCACCACTTGAACGAAGCCTTGTAGCAGTTACAGCGTCAATTAGTTCAATGTCAGCAACAGTTGCTGCGCTTATAAAAATTTCATCAGACTCTGATTTTATTTCAAATAAACTACCAAACGTTTGTGCTGCTTGGTTTGGAACTATTACAAATGTTACTAAGTTAGGTGTTAATTGTTGCATAACGTATGTGCTCAACTCTGTAAAATAGAACGGTTCTCCAAACTCCCAATTTTCTAGAGCAAAAAATTCATTGATTGCTGCAATTACTCTAGTTTTAATGTCATTATCGTTAATCACAATATCAGGATTCTTTACAATTTTAAATTTTGCTTGTAGTGTTGCATCGGCTATTTCTCCAAACAGTATCTTATACTTAACTGGATGATAAATAATTTCGTCACTAATTGACTTAATTTTGTTAAGTGATTGTCCGTAATTTAAATACAATTGATCACTACTCGGTGAAAGAGGTTTTGTACTTACTGTGCCGTCAATATAAAGCCTAAAGTTATTATCATATGACTTTGTTAATAGATACACATCTACAATATTACTTACACTTGGGTCAATTCTGCTACTTGCATCTGCTGCATGTACATAATGAAATTTAAGTTTATCGCGACCAATTTTAGCAAGATAGCTTTGTGTCGTAGTAAGAACGCCTGTTGTTTTATTTAAAATCTGAAATAAATCTTCTGCTATAAAATAAAATATTTGATTATTATCAGCCATTGTTGTATTAGATAAAGAAATCTTAGTATCAATTACTTGTATACTGCCTGTACCATCTGAGAATACATATTTTCCAAGGTCCGTTGAAACGGCTGTTGAAATATAATTATATTCTTCTACACCATCAATAGTAGTTGTCTTTAATTGAAATACATACTTGGTTAACGGATTAACAGTTTCATTTACTATTTCATCAAATATTTGAGGATCATCAACTACACCGTCGTCGTCACCGTCAAAAAAGCTAACTTGAATTTTGCTACTGTCTACATAACCTTCGGCGTCTCTATATTCTTCAACGATTTCCCAATCAAAATCAACAGCAAACGGCGAAGTTAAATCAGGAGACTTATTAATGTTTAAAACTGAAATTTTATCTTTAATAATTTTACCAGTTCTATTGTTGTAAATTTTATCCGAGCTATCAAAATAGAATCTAATTTCTTCAGCACTTTCAAATACATATCTACTAGCACGATATGTAATTGTATATGTTTCACCGTTTGTTTCAAACAGTAATAACCAACTTGCATCTAATTGTTGATTAGTTGTATCACCAGTTTTACCAATACTAAAGAGACTGTCAATGTTTAAGTTGTTAGTTGTAACTATTCGCCATTCGCCTATATTAACGTCAAATCTTAAACCAAAGCTATTGTATGCAAATACTTGATCAATCAATTGTAGAGAAACAGCTGGTTGTAATTCTGTTGCTAGTCTAGGTATTATTTGTGTAAGCCTTGCACGATTTGCTACGTCCAGTAAATCACCTGGAATATTATCATTAAGCATTACTGGTCCGGTGCCGTCTGCATTTGTTGCTGTTCCGTCGCCTACTACACTGATAATTTTAGTCCATTTGTATAACGTGCCGCCTGACGGTATACCCGAACTAAGTATATTACCTAATTTATTATCATTTTCACTTTGAAAATACTTTCCTACCGGTGGTTCAAATTTAACAAGTGTTCCTGGTTTTAATAATTTCAATGTACTTGCAGTAAATGCACTTAGCTGAGAACGTGTGCCAACGGTGTTAGTAAAATATCCTGTATTTTGATTTGTATCGACTGTTTGACTATTCCAAGTTATTCCTAAGTCGCCTACTAGAGTTTTAGGAAAACTATTATAGTAATAGTTTTTAATTTTTTTATCAGTGAGTATAGGTTCTATAATATTTGCAATTGCACCTTCAATATCAGTTTTAGAAATAAAACTAAATTTTAATTTAGGTATTAAAAACTCTTTTGTTATAATACCATCGATGCCAAACAAGTTAGTTTTAGAGTATTTTCCAGTTGCATCTACTAGATCTAGATAACGACTAATTCCGCTTGCAGTTCTGTTAACACTTTTTACTTTAATAATTTCTTGACTAATACTTAACGGAGCAATTTGATAATCTTCAGCAGTTATCATTCTGTTCTGTGTGTAGTAAGTTGCAGGTGCATTGCGTTTAATACTTGCACTTGATTCGCTTGAACTTGCATTATCAACAGTATACTTTAATTGAAATACCATTGTAACCTGTTCTGTTTTACCAGTTTTACTGATGTACGGAACTTTAATACTAACACCGCGCATATCTGCCGGCTCAATTACGATACGCTGATTTTTACTTGTTCTGTAATATACTCTAAAATTACCTTGTGGCAAGTTACCAAATGTACCATCAGAGAATATTAAACTGATTCTATCATTTGCTCTTGTAAGTACACTGTAGATGTTTCTAATACTTTTGCTTAAACTATTGTAGATTACGTTGTTGCCTTCAACAGCATCAACCTTTGACCATAGTTCTTCTTCAAGACCAAAGTTGTCAACTTTATACAACCATACATCAGAGTTATTAATATTAGTTGCATCAATTGCAACAACTTGATTAGTACTCGGACTGTCAACTGTAAATGTACCTTGGTCCATTGCACCTTGTCTAAAGTGACAGAAGTAACCAGTATTAGAACTTGCAGGACCTTTGCCGTCGTTTCTGTAAAGGAATGCAAAGTTGTTTCCTGGAAACGGTGCTTCTTCTTTAATTTCGCCGTTGTCTACATCAGTTGAGACAATTTCAAATCTACTAGTTGATCCGCTAATTGTTTTATTAAATCCGTATACTGGCAATTCAGTATTAGCACTACTTAATCTATACTGCTCTGTAGGTACACCTGCAACTGTATCTTTTTTTGCAGGGCGTCCAATACTAGAATTAACAGGCAGCGCTGCATTTAAAATTTTAGTAAATTGTTCTTGCCAATTAGGGTTGCTTGGATCGTTCCAGATAACTGTTTGGTTTGCTAAGTTTATGTTATTTGAATCTCTAACAACTTCTGTTGTGTTAACACTTTCAATTTTAAGCAACCCGTTTGCTGCTTGATTACGTTTAGGATTGTAGGAAAGCAAACGTGCAAGACGGAGAACTGATTCTCTACGTTCTGCAAGCTCTAAAAAGTTTTCACGTGCATTTAAGTCAGTACGGAAAGCAATGTTTTGACCTAGGAAAGCAATTAGATCAATAAGTGCAAGGTACTCTGAACTTTCAATGTAATCGTTAAAATCTTCTGGATAATTTTGACGAATGTAATTGATCATTGTTCGACGTAAATTGTCAAAGTCGTATGATTTGAAGTCGGCGTTTCTATAACTCTGATAGATACGCTTCCAATCTTCTGCTACTAATAAACGGTTTTGTCTGTCTGTACTTGACATGGATTTGCTTTCCTCTTAACTTATAGTGTATTTATTAATTTGAATAAACCACGTATATAATTAATTGGCTAAAAATCCGTTATTTTGGTCAAATATTAATTGCATATTTTCTACAATATTGTAGGGTAAAAATATCAATGTTGCTTCTATTTGTAAGCCACTTTCGTACTGATCAACTACTATGTTAGTAACACTTACTCTAGGATCGTAGTTAATAATAGTAGTTACATTTTCAGCAATAATCTGTTTGATATTTTCAGTTAATGGTTCATATAGAATGTCCCAAATAATTGTACCAAAATTAGGATTGCTTAAAAGTTCGCCTTGACGAATATGAAAGTGATTAATAATATCTTGTTTTACAATTTGTAAATCATACAGTTGAAATCCAACATTGTTTGGATTAACTGTAGAAAATCCCCTATAGGTTTTTTCACCTATACCATAGTCAGGACGAGTAGTACCTTTTACAGTAATTTGTTTATAAAGATTTTTCTCTAGTGTGCTCATACTGTATTTACCTTAATCTTGTCGGCCTGTTCTAGAC